CTCTGTGAACAACCACGCACTTGCAATTGCGCACATTCCAGTCAGGCATGGTTTAAACCGCGTGCCACGTGTTCGTTCAGTGTGCAGTCGTGCTTGAGTGGCAATGTTGCCAAGTACATGAAGGTCTGCGAGATTCATGAATGAACTGTAATATGTGGTCAACCTGAAGTGTTTTTCGTTTTCTGGTTACAGGTTCTTCGTGACTAAATACTCTGTTACAGATCAAGGAACCCTCAAATGCTCTCAGATGGTATTCAACTGCTTGGTGCAAGCACCGCACAAAATTTCACAATTGAGTCGGGGTCTTCAACACCTGGCTCAGGTAATACGGGTGAACTCTTTTACGTCACTGGCGTTGGGTTGCACGTTTACGACGGATCGTTGTGGAACCAAATCGGTTCAGGGAACTCGAACTACGCCTTCGGTTTAGAAGGTATTTTGAGCGTCACAATTAACACAAGTACAACGGGTACGTACGCTGGTATCAATGTGAGCAACGAACCGGTGCTCGTATTCACGAACGCCGGTGCCGCTTCGAACTCCAAGTACTGGGGCAATCGTGTTTCAAGCAATGGCACTCTGATCTTTGAGTTGAACAATGACGCGATGAATTCACCAGCATCATGGCTGACAGTATCACGCGCCGCCGCTGCCGCAAACACGGTGAACTTGACGGCCAGCACGATCAACATGAACGGCACACTGAACGCAACTGGTAGCACAGTTCTCGGCGACACGCAGGCCCAGTTCAGCATGTACACTGAAAAGGTTCAGACTATCTCGAGCACAACCGCTTCTCAGACGATCGATTGTTCAGCTGGTGGTCTCGTAAACATCACACTCTCCACAAGCATTACTTCTCTGACGTTCTCAAATGTGCCAAGCACAGCGAACGCCGCGTTCAGCTTAACACTGTTCATCAGCAGCGGCGGATCAAAGACTGTCACGTGGCCAAGCTCAGTGAAGTGGCCAGCTAGTACGGCACCGACACTGACTACGACATCTGGAAAAGTTGACGTGATCACGTTGATCACGTTGAATGGTGGTACATCTTGGTTCGGCTTCGCCGGTGGATTGAACTTCTAATGTTTGCTCGTCGTCTTATTCACCACGGTGTAGGTGGTTCTAACGGTGGTGGGTACGTCCCATCAAATCCGACTGCATCCATTAGTCCAGGCTCGGTGACTTTTGATGCATACACAAACCAGTCGTACATTGGCAGTAGCACATCTGTCGTGATTACACTTAGGAATGCGGCAAACAATGGAAGCGTTTTGACGTTGAACAGCGTGCCGACGATTTCAGTAAACGCAGCGCTCTCAATCTCAACAACGTGCGATTTGTCGTCTAATCTTTCGTACAATGGAACGTGTACTACCACAGTGACGTTCACGCCGACAAGCACATCTACAGTTTCTGGTACCATCACATTTGACACAAACGCTGGTGTTTACACAGTGCCAGTGTCCGCAACCGGTCTTCAAAGCTCAAGTACTCTCACGGCAGTAACGAGCACCGACTTTGGTAATGTTCTCGTGAATACGAACGCTACAAGAACATTCAACTACACCAACACTGGGAACGTGCAACTCAGTAACGCGTACGTCGTGCTGAGCGGACCGTCAGACATGACGCTCATTCCTAATGATGGTAACGGTGGTGGTAATCAAATTGGTACAGCTGGAAACCCTGGTACCATTTCAACTGGTGCCACGAACAGGTTCCAAGTAAAGTACGCTCCACTTGCTGAAGAAACGGTGTCTGCAACGGCTACCGTTTACAGTTCATCGGCGGACTCTCCACAAACTATTACGTTGACTGGTGCTGGCGTTAATCCAGATTGGGTACTACAATTTGATGACGGTAACGGTAGCACCACGATGACAGACTCGGGTAATCAGGGTGGCTCCTGGTCATCCGTGAATGGGGCGGCTTGTAGCTCTACAATCGTGTACAGCGGTGCGTCATCGTTGCACCTGAATGGTTCGAATCAAGCTGTTACTGGTCCATCCATAAACTTGAACGCGAACTTCTTCATTGAGTTCTACTTCTATCCAACATCAAACGGTGGTGGATCGGTTGTTCCAGTTCTTGCAATGTGGAAGCAAGTCTCGGGCCAAGGCGGTTGGTCGATCTCGCTGCGTGGCGGAACTAACCGGCAGATGGGCTTCTCGTACGGGGCGTTGTCAGAAGCAGCCCCGGTGTTTACAACTGGAAACAGTTTCTATACGCTGAACGCGTGGAACCACGTGACCTTGAAACGCCAAGGCAGTGCAGTCACACTCACATGTAACAGCAATACAATTTCTGGATCTGTGAGCGGTACCCGCACACTCTCTGTTCCAGTCTCGATTGGTAACTTCTACAACTCTTCAGGTGCGCTCGGCGGCACCGGAACAGCGTGGTATCAAGGGTACATTGACCAGTTGAGTATCAGCGCTGCACAGTAGCGAGAGAGCCTTTACCATGCCTCGTAATCTGTAATGTCTGCGGTATGTCCATCGCACTGCGCCTCAATGACGCAGCCGAGGCCTGTCGCAGAGATTTCAAGAGATAACTGGGCACCCACTTTGAGTGACTCGCGAACGTTCTTGGATGCGAGAAACGTCTTGAGCTGCACGGCCTCACTGCTCGTAAGCGTGACCTTCAACGGTGTCTGAGTGATCTTCATCATAAACTTAAGAAAAAGAACGTGCCAAATGTCATTACCACGACGACCACCGCCGCCACGGCCAGGCATGTGAACACATTTAATGGAGCAGTGCCATCCAAGAGGTCCTTCGCCATCATGGCAAACGCTAGCAATGCGGCTAATAGCCCGAAGAACATAAACAGCGGACCTACTAAAGATAGTAACATATCATGTCCCCGTGTATAAGCTGATGTTTCGCGACACACTGCCAACGTAAGCAAACAGCCTGTCACCATCAGTGGTTTCAAGAACCTCTAAACTAAGCCCTTCGCCGGCACTAATGCGTTCACGCATGTCCATAATGAACTTGCAAAGTTCAACGGTCTCATCCGGTGTAATGGAGATGTGTTCAATTGGCATGACTTATCCTTAATGTACGCTCAATGGCGGCGCCCCAACGATTCACGAGGGTTTGGAGCGGTTCCTTGGAGCGGTAAAACCCAGGGTTTCCACCTACAAAGTGCACGTACGTGATGCATACCTTACCATCAGTCTCTAGTGTCATACTTGAGATGTGGTTGCATGGTACCGCAAAGTCGTCAAAAAGAACCGGCAAACCGGGAATAACTGTTGTCGTCATACTTCAACCTTTCTGCTTCTCAGGGTCAATCCAACCACCAACGTGTCCATCATAATACAGTTTGCCCTCAGTGTCCTCTTGCATTAAGGGACCATCGCCCTCTTGCACAATGAAGCACAATCTATTTGGAACGCATTGAATGATGTACACGGAGTGCGTCTTGATCATGAGGCTTTTCAGGTTTGGACAGTACTTCAAAAGCTCGACTGAAGATAGAGCGTTGCTCAATGATGTTCAACCAGCGTTCTGGAAATGAAAGCTTCACATCAGTGATCTCTGGATTAACTTCCATCTTGTCGAAACATGTTCGAAGGAAGTCCACACCCAGGTACATTTCGAACTCAAGACCTTCGTCGCGCAGATTTGGGCGACGATAGGCGTATACCGTAATTTCAAATGGATAGTTCACAAATGGTCCTTTACCAGTCGATGATGATTTGATATTTGCCTGCTGGGATGAGCCCCCGCTGATACAGATCTTGTGTGACCATGTCGAGTGACGGGTAGAAATTTCGTTCCCAGAATAATGAAAGTCCGTTATCACGAGCCCATTCATCATCTGTGTTCAACTTCTGCTCTGGATCTCTAGTGAGCCATGCTTTGAAGCTCACACCCATATCATCACCATTCACCTCTTCAGGAATGGAGTCATTTTCAAAGTCGTCTGGGTTTGCATTTGGAACGGTGAAATTAACAACTCCACGCTCTTTGCAACCATCTTGCTGCTGGAAGCTGTACGTGCGACCATAGGTCTTCATGACCAATGCGTCGAACTCAGAAACGTCAATGCTGTTTAGTGTCTTAATTTTCATGTCAGACCTTCACCAGTTTGATCTTGCTCTTGCCCTTGGCGTCCCAGATGCAGGAAGCCATGATGAGCCCGTGGTCAATCACGCGGTCCATCATCAGGTCCTCGAGGTTCTGGGTGCTGATCTCGAGCTCAAACCCCCGTGGATCGAGCACTCGCCAGAGCTTATTGCTCGTGCTGTACCGTGTCACGCTCTTCTCAAGGCGGAAGCCTTCCATCGGCACGTTGTCAATGATTCGCGGCTGGAGGTACTCCTGCACCATGAAGTCCTCTTTGGTGGACGCGCGATGCCTGTAATCGTAGCGGTTGAGTGTGCGCCAGACCTTGCCATTTTCGTAGCGGTACATGTTATCACCATACGCCCACTTGTCTTGCGTCACTTGCTTGCTCTCGAACGACTTCGTTCCAGGCTCGTAAGTCTGCGCGCAGGCGAGGGGCGCGGTGATCGTCGAGTATTTGCAGGTGTCGTGGTCCCAGTCTTCACCTTGCTCTTTGAAGGTAAGACGAAGTTGTTGCGTCATTCTTGTTCCTTGATGTGCAGGACTGCATCCATCCAAGTGTCGAATGGATCTATATTCGGAAAAGCAAAGTCGTCAGTCGTTGACTCGGCAATGATGTTCCACGTCATGTCGTCTTCCAGCTGCACAACCGCCGCTTCAAATCCATCGACCGTGAATGGAACTGTGCTGCCCTGGCTGTCGCAGACGCTGGCAACGACGCGGCGCCCCCTGTGACTTCCTGAATCAGCAAATGACGCGTACCCGTCGAGTAGAGACTCCATGTTGCGCAGTGAACGCCGCCCGCCGCGCGCCAAGATCAAGCGTTGGCACAGGTGAATTGCGTCCTGAAAGTCTTTGTGTTCCGACGGAGCCTCTTGCGGCATGCTTACGAACTCATCGAACACTTCACCCAGCTTACGCACTAGGTGAAATTCAATCCCAGTCAACTTTGCCGTCATACACTTCCCATGGAAACACCACACACGGCACAGTACCGAGTGTCATACGGAAATCCTGCAACATCGGTGAACGCGTGATGCTTGCAGTTCTTGCGGAGAGCGCCCAGTTCAAGTTCCGCAGTAGCTGCCTGTGCAATCAGAAACAACCGAGCATCTACTGCCGTCTTGAGCAACATCTCTTCAGTCGTCAAGATTGTCTTCACAGGCTGTGTTGTTTCGTCACCTGTGACGGTGCTTCGGTAAATGTCAGTCATTCTTTCACCCACACGTGAGTTTCACCATTGCATTGGATTTTGCGGAAGCTGTAGTCATCGTAGCACTCTGTTTCAGAGTGCTTCGTGTACCCAACACCATTCTCGTCGAAAAATCGGCACAGGATTCCAACTTCATGGAATCGAACCTTCTTCACTTTGGCGCCGTCGAATTTTTCAGTCATGGTTACTCCTCAGTCTATGCTTGGTGCGGGTTTTGATGGATCAGGTAAGTCAAAGTCGCAGAGAATACATTGGTCAATGTTCACCTTCACATATTCCGACCGATCATTCCACTCCTGATTCTTCTTGGCAATCTGCGCACACTCATGAATTAACACCGTACCAAGGTCAATGAACTCGTCGTTCAGTTCAAGGCCAAGATCAGTAAGGATTTTTCTGAAGCGGACATTTGAAGCGAGATCATTCATTCTTCATCTCCACTCAGATCTCGGATCTCACGATCAACACACTTCAGGCAGCACTTGTACACGCCCCAGAAGTCACTGTCAATCAGTGCCTTCTCGTGGCGATACCGCTCACCTGGCTGAATGTTATGTGGTACACCACCGTACGCCATGCTCAGGAAGCACTCATGCTCCTTCCGAGCCTTCTTAATCGTGATCGCACGCAGTTTAATGCTACACTCGTCGCCTGGGAAGAGGTCGTGGGCGATGCGATCTTCATCAGAAATAATTGAGGTCATATTACCACTCGGATCCAGTAGCCCAGTTTTTGAACGTGTCAACGAACTCGTAAACAGGGTCATTTCCTGTCATAAGTATTGAATCGAAGTTCACCCAAAGTTCACCATCTTCAACGTAAAGTACTGCACTCATCCAACGATTTTTATCCTTGAAGTGAGCCACCTTGCGAGCCGGGCTGAATGTTATACCGATGTTGTACTTCTCAGCAATTGTCAGAATGGTTTGCAGCTCGTCTGGAGACTTCATACAACCTCCAGATCACAGTCATGCACGAAACCCTGGACCTGAACTTCCGCTGTGCAACACACGAGGCCGATATGGTCGTACACAAAACCAGGCTTCTTGAAGGTCTTTGCACCAAGCTCCGAGAACTCAATGTCATCATCAGGCATGTACTCGATTACGATGAACTCGTGACCCTCGTAAGCGTCAAAGCACGGTGTGTATCTCGGGTCAGTGAACACGTACTCCTTGAATCGAACGCGTTCCCCAAGTTCAAATTTTGGAGTCATCGTAGATTCTCCCATCATGGTGGTTCGTCACATATCATTGAAAATGCGAATCAGGCGAATGTAAGCGACACATACATCTTTATTCATCGTCTGCCCTTACTGATGTTGTCAAACGCTGGCAAGATCTGCAGGTTCTCTTTCACTGCAATCTGCTCAGCAGGGATCCCTTGAAGGAAGCCCTCAATGATCGGCATTCTATGATCAAGGTGATAGGTCTTCAGGCCACGTTTCAGGTCAAGTAATCAGCAGTACTGTTGCAAAACGAAAAAGGGACCCGAAGGTCCCTTTGTATCTTGCAAGCGGCCGAAGCCGCTTTGATCAGGAGAACAGAACGTTCTGAACCCGAATTCTCGCATAGTAGTCCGCGCTGTTACCGAGGGAAGTACCAGCGTTCGTGAACGTGGCCTTACCGTACCGAGTCATCAGCGAGACTGCTGGGCTGAACGTGTTAGCGTCCATCACAACACCAGTGCTCATCAATGGAACGTATGGGCAGTAAAAATAACCCGTGTCAAGTTCGGAGTTACCGCCCTTGTAACCGATCAGGATGTCTTCACCAGTCGAACCAACAGCGGTGTTGATGCCGTCGTTGATTGTCCAAGCGTCGTTCAGACCCCAGTTGTAGGAGTAAACCTTCAACTGACCGTTCAACATACCGACCATCTTGTTGCCAGTTGGGTCGGAGAAGTTACCTTGCACTGTTGGTGCGAAGACAGACTTCGAAGCGGACTGCAGCATCGACACGATCAAGTGCGAACCAACCATCCAGTTACCAGGGCCACGACGTGTCTTGGCACCGATTTCGTTCGCGAGCTTGTTCACAAGGATACCAAGTTCAGCGTAACGATCACCGATGAAGGCTGGAGCCATACCAGCGACTGGTGTGTTGAAGTCGAATGTACCGACTGTCGAAGCGAGCGACAACAGGTCAGTCAAGATTTCGTTGTCGATTTCGTGAGCGATCTGGGTCGACAGAGCGGCCGTCAGTTCGTTCTCGAGATCAAGACCGTGCTGTGCGTTCAAGTCCTGCGCAGCTTCGAAGGTCCAACGAGCTTGCAGCTTGCGGGAACCAGCGGAGATGGTTTGCTTCAGGACGGACAGACGCATTGCGCGACCACCGTAGCCTTCGAGGTCACCAGTAGCGCCAGCAACACCGGTCGATGTGTTGGCAGTCAGAGCTGGTGGATAGCCAGTCGTACCGACGTTGGACGTCGAGTAGAAACGCTTCATCTTCGAGTTGTTCGCGAAGACTTCATCACCTGCGGAGATGTCGTTCGAAGCATCGCCGTTACCGTCAGCTGCTTCAGCGAACGAGAAACGCAGCGAGTACACCAAACCGACTGGTCCTTGCATTGGCTGAACACCAACGAGGTCAGACGAGATCGTACCTGGGAGGATACGACGGATCATCGGAATGACGATCTTTTGGAAGTTACCGATGTCACCAGCGCTGACACCAGTGGCGCCGGCGGTTTCCATCAGAGCACGCTTTTGGTTTTCCAACAGTGTGCTAACGATTTGCTTCTTCGAACCTTGCAGACCTTCGAGCAGGGCTTCCTTGGTAGCGGTCCAGTTTTCCATGAGTTGCATGTGTTTTCTCCTTAATGGGGGACAGGATTACTTATTGATACCTGCGAGACGCTTCATCTTCTCGATGCTTTCATCAAGCTGAGGAGCTGCAGCATTTTCCACCGGCGCGTTTCCTGTCACGACCGTGGTTGTCTTACCACTCGTACCTTCGTTCAGAGCGGCAACAGGTGCAGCGTCTTCCTTGAGGACACGGGTGATGAAGTACTTGTACGACTCTTCAAGACGGTCAGTCTCAACATTCTTGAGAACCATTTCCATCTGTTCACGCTTCTTACCAGTCAGGCTAGTAAGGAGCTTTTCGAGCTTCGATTCACGAACGAGCGTTTCACGGTGCTCTTCAGAAGAGGCGAGGGCACGCTCAGCATCGGCGAGCTTTGCTTTGGCGGCCGACAATTGGGAAGACACTGAATCTTCATCAATGTGTACGGTGGCGAAAGTGGAAGCGAACGCTTCAAAGATCTTGCGGCCAAATTGATTTTGCTTGACGATGTCGAGGTCTTCCCTGAATTCTTCCAGCTCTTCAGCTAGGCGAACTTCAAAGAAAGCGTCAATCTTGTCAACCAATTCGTCCAGTTCGGAAGCGACTTCTTCAGCAAGCTTGTGCTTTTCTTCAACGAGCTTCTCGGCGTATTCAGCCTCGAGGTCGCGGAAACGCTCAATATCAGCGTGCAGCTCGGTCATTTCCTTGAGCAGGGCGTCAGCAACGAAGCCGTCGACCTTTGCTACGAGTTCGTCGCGTTCAGCAATCCACTGTTCTGCGAGCTCGGCACGAACTGTCATAGAAGTTTCTTCGCGTACTTGCGTCTTGAAGACTTCGACAGCCGTATTCCATTGCTCGGAGAGTTCAGCACGGGTTTCTTCGCTGAGCAGCTCGGACTGAAGCAGCTTCTGCAGGATTTCGTCCATTAGCTTTCTCCTATTTGATAGTTGTCAACCTAAGCTGACACGTTGGGCATTCTGCGCTCTGATATTGGAAATCGGGTTCCATATCGTATGTGCTTGTATTTAGCGCGCAGTTCGAAAATGCCTCAAAAACGGATGTGTTTTTGAGGCGCGGAATTCACTCTGCATCCAAATCGTCGTCATGGCCTGAGGCGTCATCAATTTCAGCTGGCACGCGGCCAGTGAGTTGTTGAGTCTTAGCCACCATGTAATTATGGATGGTTGCTGTTGCCTGCTCGGGACGATCATTGATAAGATCTTGAAGCATTGCCTTCAGCTGTTCGCGTGGATCGCTCATAGCGGTTCCCTTTCGTCTAAGTGTTGATATAACCGGAAGTATTTACCATTCTCGGTTGTGGTTAAAATGAAGATCCCCATCGGGCCTTCATTGCGGCTGGTGCTTTATCAGCGCGTTTCCACCATGAACAAACTTGCATCAACGGCTTCTGTGAGCTTCTTGAGTTGTGCCTTTAGCTTTTCAAGGTTATCCTTCAGCTTTTCATCAGTTCCACCAGAAGCTGTGAGCGCCTTGCGGGCGGCCTTGATCTGACCTTGAACTTGAATGAGCTTCTCAACGTTCTGCTTTTGCATCCGTTTCAGATCCGATTCTTCAGTGACGGATTCAGAGACGTCATTCAGACCTTCAGAGATCTTGAAGTCCTCAACCGAACTCTTCTTGAAGCTCCCACGGAACTTTATACCGTGATGACGATCTGCATCTCTCTTTGGATCATAATATGAGATGAATGCTCGGTAAAGATCACTAATGAGGTGCTCCACAGAATCAACTTCAACATCAAAACCAAGCTGGTCACCAATTTCATGTTCAAGCGCTCGGTTTTGATCTGGTGTCAAATCAACGAATTCACCCCTTGTAGGTTCGGCGTGGGTCTCTGATTTGCTCTCTCCCATCACGCCATCTTTTTCCTTCAGACGAATTTCAGCACCAAACTTTGAAGGGCTGACTTCTTCCTTCTTCCCATTGCGAGAAATCAAGAGCTTCTTGCCATCCTTCGTCACTGAGATGAATTCCCAATCATATCCAGCTTCGTCAGTGAGGTACTCACCTCCATCGAGTGGTTCATCCATGAACCCACTGCCGTATGAGTGTGGCGCGTACACGTCAAATTCTTGACTCTCGATCAGGCCGAGAAGCTCTTGAAGGACTTTCATCTTTATCTCACTTCTTAGTGATGGCGGCGATCAAGGACTTGATTTCAGCAGCAAAAAACTTCTGTGCTTTTGGATCGTGAACAACGGCCTCTGCCAGCGTCATGATTTTCTTGGAACCCATAGCTTCAGCAACCACATTAGGGAACGCGTCTGGAGCTGATGGTGTAGACACGATGTCCATGGTCACGAACGCGAAGTCACCGACTTCACCACCTTCGTTCACGTTGCCGGTACCGCGAGATGAAACACCGAGGCGAACTCCACCCTCAATGATGCCCTTCGCAATGTTACCAGCTGGTGTGTTCAAGAGCTTCATCTTCCCGATCGCGTTGTTACCGTCCATACGGATTTCGGTAATAGCGTGAGACACGTTCTGCAGGTTGATGCTAAGTGAGTCGGGATGATTCAACTCACCCATTATGTATTGACCCTTAGAAATCTTGTCTTGACACTCCTGGACAGCCCTGGCAATTTCATTTACTGGGTAAACGCGGCCATTGCCGTTCCGAAGGGCGGCTTGCATCATGATGCCGGACAGGTAAAGGTCGCCACCAACGCGCTTGGATTCAGTAAGGTTTGCGACCGTCGGGTCGAGGTATTCTTTAAGCAGCAGCATTTATGCTCCTAAGTTAGGCCTAATCGATCCCGTATTTAGCCGTTTGCTGGCGGAGTTTCCTCTGGCGAAGCCTCACCTTCTGCTGGTGCTGGAGCACCAGATTCAGGTTCCTCTTCACCACCACTTGGGGTGTTCGCGAACGGCTTGTCCTCATAGTCGGTGTCCAAGAGACCAGCTCCTGGTTCACCGTACTGATCGCTTCCGCCGCCACCCTGAACGTCGTTCTCAGACTTGATCTTTATTGGATCACGGTTCTTGTACACCGCTGGGTCGTACAGCTGCTGCATGATTGGCACTTCAGCGTTGTCAGCCATGTTCCGCTCTTCCTTGAGCTGAACTTCATTCATTTGGATCTCGTCGTCAGTCAAGCCGAGGTAACGCTTCAAGATGAAGCGGCGAGCCAAGAAGTCAT